CTAATGGGTATGCTGTACAAGTTTGCAAGGGAAAGAAGCCGGGCTTGGACGGTAAGAGGAAAGTTGCATCTGGCTATTCTAAAGGAAAGGTCAAAGCGTAATGGCAAGTAGAAAAGATATGCCGTGTAACAAACCGCGCTCTTCCAGCCGTGAAGGCAAGAAGCGCATGGTTATGGCCTGCGAGGATGGCAAGCGCAAGCTGATTCACTATGGTGCAGAAGGATACGGGCACAACTATTCGGATGCCGCGCGTAAGAGCTTCCGTGCTCGGCACAAGTGTTCCGAAAAGAAGAGCAAGTTAAGTGCTGGTTACTGGGCTTGCAAGGATCTGTGGGCTGGTCCCGGCGGCAGTACAAAGAGTTCTCCCAAAAGCAGGAAGGGTAAGTATTAGTGGCAACATATCGTACATTTGGCAAATTGGATGATGTGCACGTTAGCGATGGGGACCGTGGTTTCCAGCGTATGGTTGGGCGTGTAAATCCAGAATTGCTACAAGCTGGTAATGTGTATTACAGCCAGAATGGACGTATGGATAAGGATATGTGCTGGAGGCCGCGCAAGGGTATGGCGGTTTTCTTTAAGGCACAGCAGATTCAAACTGTTGAAACAACTCTGCCGTTTCAGTTGCCAGCAAATTTAAACGATAGTGCTGTTACCGGCGTTTATGGTACTACATCATTTGTGGACCTTAGCACGGAACAGGAATACTTTGCCATTGCCGTGAATAACCGTGTTATTGTACAAGCCCTGGATGGAAGCGGGGCAAACTACAACATTGCATATCCTACAAGTGAAAGTGTTACCGCCCAAGTAAACATGGTAATGGCTAACGACAAGTTAATCTTGTTCAGGGATGGTGATACGGCATTTGAGTTTAATACGGATCTGGATGACAACATACCCATTCAGTCTATTTCTGTTTCTAGCGGAACTGCCACAATTACAACGGTAAGCCCGCATGGTTTAAGCAATGGAGATTCCGTGGCAATTTTTAATGTTACTGGACTATCTGGATGGGGTGATGGAAATTACACTGTTGTTACCGGAAGTGGAAGTACATTTACAGTAACAACAACTGCCAGCGATATTGGAGCAACAGCACAAACCGGAGCAATAGCTGTAACAAACTTTTTCAGTCTTGTACCACCAAGCAGTGGTGGCTTTACTAATTACACGGCTATATCGGTTGATACGGATGTTAACATGGATGTTTCCGAGGGTGTGTGTACGGTTGATGCAACCGGCCACGGTCGTTCAACGGGTGATATTGTGCAGGTTTACGCATCCAATCACAATGAATTAACGGTTGGTGACAGGTACGAAATTGTTGTCATAGATTCAGATACATACAAATTCAATGCAAATGTACCGGATGGAAACAACTTTGTTGTAACCCTTGGCGGTAAACAACCTGTTAGCGGTGGGTTCATACATATGCCAGATCCACCCTGGGGCGTGTACCATGAGGGTCGGTTGATTGTACCATACCGCCGCAGCAAAACCGTTGGCGACAACATAGATGAATTGGTATTTTCCGACATATTTGATACTAATACATATGACCCGATTATTAACCAACTGCGGTTTGGGTCTGGTTCTGCTGATAAGATTATTGGCGTATCACCATTTATTAGTGACCGGCTATTGGTATTCTGCCAAAACAGTGTACACGTTGTTAACGGAATATCTGGAGACTTGGAGGATCTTACCAAGTTTGAAGTTACCCGTGAGGTAGGTTGTGTTTCCCGGCGCAGTATTGTACCCGTAGGCAACCAGGTACTATGGTTGTCCCAGCAAGGCATTTACAGCGTATCCTATGGGGCCGAGTTGAATCTGATGTCGAATAGCGTACCATTAAGCGAACCCATTGAACCGTGGATTCGTTTAATTAACTGGGAAAACGCTTACAAATCTGTCGGGGCATATCACGATAACAGGTATTTCTTGGCCGTGCCAATGGGAACGAGCACAACCAATAACGTGATATTAGTGTACAACTTTCTGAACCAAGGGTGGGAAAGCATTGATACAATGCCAGATAACTTTGACATTGAAAACATAATTCCTGTCAGGTTTCGCGGCAGACAAGAGTTGTTTGTTACCAATGAGGTTGGCGGTGTTCATAGATATGAATTTAACGTTGGAACTGATTCGTTCTCATTGGGTTCTGGGTCAAATCAAAATACTTTTATTGAGGGGAAAATGGTAACGCGGCGTTACACATTTAATACCTTTGATACCAAGAAGTTTGCCCGTGCTACCACTGTCTGCGAAACTATTGATGACGCATTTGCTGAGTTTGCTCCAAGCTTTATTACGTCATCATCCATAGTTAATTCGGGTACGGTTAAGATTACTGCCAACATTAAAGAACCCGATAAAACAATCCAACTTGGCAAAAGAGAGAATCCATCTGGGTATTCCATTGGAAATCTGGAAACATCAGAAGATGAAATTATTAAGTCAAAGATAGACAGCCGTGGATATGGATTGCAATTTGTTTACGAAACATCGAATGTAAAGATAAGGTCTGCCATTGTAGACGCATTCATACTTGGAAGAAACACTGTTAATAGGGAATAATTATGGCTATATTAAGTAAAGGCGAAACATTTGGAGCAACTGATACGGTTACTAGTACAAGATTACATGATCTTGTAGAGAATGCAACATTTGCTGCTGGAGCAAAAGATGGTGTTACTATTGACATAGATACCAATGGAGCACTGTTTGTTAAATCAATTAGCTCTGGACAACTTGCTAGTGATTGCGTTACTCCAGATAAAATTGATTCATTAAATTCTGGTGTTTTTGCTTTTAAGAATGCTTCCGCCCAAGTTCATTATAGTAATCAAATTGCTGCAACCCACAATGTTGCTGGTACTTTAACCATTGACGGGTCGAATGGTAATTTTCAATTTATTACCGTATCGGCAAACATTACTTCTGTTGCTGCAATTACAAATGCTTCATTGTTAGCCGGGGCGCACTTTACATTTTTGCTAAAGTATTCGGGTACAATAAGTGGCCCAGGGACTGGAGATTGGAACTCCGCATGGTTATTTCCGTCAACATACAGCGGTTCATTGACCATGACCAATGGAACTTTTGACCTGATTAGCGGGGTCATATTTAACGATAGTGGAACATACAAATATGCCGTATCTTCCATTCTGAATCTTACTAATCCATAATATGTTTGCTCACATCATATCTGGCGCAGAATCCGCTGCTAGTATATACTACTATACTATATCGGCAAACGATAGTGGTGTAGATTTATGGGCTGATATTATTGCTGCAAACGGAGGAACACCTGCCCAGTCTACTATTCAGGTTACGATTAACGCCGGTGTTGAAATTGGAGCAGTAGATAATTCTTCTCCCACAAATTATGCACTAGATGTCAGTGATGATTTTGACACAAATGGTAAAACATTAGTTATTATTAACAATGGGTACATTGGCGGATTTGGTGGTGATGGTGGTGAGTATGATGTTTCACTTGCTAGTGCTACTGCTGGTCAAAACGGTGGAGTTGGTATTAACTTCGATAGTCCTGCTACGTTAATCAACAATGGTACTATTGCTGCTGGTGGCGGTGGTGGTGGCGGCAATACTGGAAGTTCAACGGAACCCGGTGGTCCCAATTTTTATGCAGACGGCGGTGGTGGGGCTGGTCTTCCTGCAGGATCTGCCGGTGGTGGTTATTTAGTAGATCCTAATAATTTTGGTGCATCTGACGGAACTAAGACAAATGGCGGTTTGGCATCGCTTGCCATTCTAGGCGATGAAGACCCAGGTGGCGATGGTGGAAACCGTGGTCAAGCTGGTGTAAGCCCGCCAACTGGTAAAGCAGGTGGTGCTGCTGGTTATTCTTACCAACTTGGCAGCGGTATTACGGTAGATTACAGCGGAAGCGGATCGTTGATTGGTAGCGTTCTTTCTTGATGAAAACCCATATGATACAATAGGACGATGACACAGCTTAGTAACAGCTTAATGACTAAAGCCCATGCTGATTTTGCGGATGGTGGGGTCTTTGGCGTAGACTTATTGCAGGGCAATGAACTAGACCAAATTTACCGCTTTGATAATGGGCTTGGTTTTATGGCTGAAATGGCAACGCTTGAAGAATCTGTTGTACATGAAAGGGTTGAGAAGCTGCAAGAGTTAATGTTGCAGAATCCTAATTTCATGGAAGGAATACCGCCGCATCTTAATCATCATGCTAAGGATATTTACCTTCGGGAACTTTTTGCACCCAAAGGCCATATTATTATCGGGGCAAAACATTCCACTGAACATTTTAATGTATGCTTAAGTGGTAGTGCTATTGTTTTGATGGGCGGAAAACCTGTTACTGTTGTTGCTCCGTGCATCATTAAGACAATGGCTGGCGTTAAAAAGTGTGCCTATGTTTTAGACAATATGCGTTGGTTAAATGTGCATTACAATCCTACGCAGGAAACGGACGAGTTCAAACTGCAAGAACTTTTTATGCCAGATGAACCACCGTACAAGGTGCATCAGAAAGCAATGGATGAAAACATCAAACGAATGACTCTCAAAAAAGGAGATTAACAATGGCAGGTATTATTACAGGTGGTTTGGCTGCATATGCGTTGGGTGGTACTGCTGCATGGGCTGCGGTAGGAGCAGGTGCTGGTGCAATAGCAGGTCAAGCATATTCAAAATCACAACAAAAGACTCCCAAAATTCCGGGGTATCCAGATCCTATTGATCCGGGTAAGTCTGCATTGGACTACATTCTTGGAATTAGTGACCCCAAAGTACAGGCTAAGATATTGGAAGCCGAGCGCAGAGGAAGACCTGAGTATCTTAAATTAGCGTTACAGGATATTGCTGGGACTGCATTAGGGTTTGAGGGGCAACCGGGTACTGTCGATATACTTGAGCAGATTACACCACGGGTTAGCCAAATCCAAGCTGAAGCATTGACGCAACAACGCCGTGCTGATATTGCTGATGTAGAAGCATTGGGTGGCCGCGCTATTGAGGC